AAATCATGTTAGCGGGGTTAATTGATGCTACACCTACTGTTCCGTTACTTGGCGCTATTGTGTTGGTCTGTAAGCTATTATATTCAACCCAAATGTTATTAGGCGTTGTGCTATTGGCTGGGGGCGCAGAAGTAAAGGTTAGGGTTGTCCCTGATACAGTAAAGGCATACTGAGGGTTTTGTGTAACGTTGTTTACGCTAACAAAAATCTGTGCTGAACTTACTACAGCACTAGGCAAAGTAAAAGACGTAGCGGTGCCGTTGCCTGAGAAATAGGCAATCGTTGGTGTGTACTGAGATACAGTTAAGTTGTTACCAATATATGCCATTATTGTGCCGTTAAGACTGATACCCAACAATCCCCAGAACTAGCGGCGCTATTTTGCACACTAAGCGAATCTGAGGTATTCATAACCACCCTATTACCTTGAATACATTCTAGCGAACCGCCAACTGGGATTGTAGCTTGATATACCAAATAGTAGTTAGTTGCTGACCGTGTAATGTATACAGAGGTTGTAATTGGTGAGGAAGTCGTATTAGATACTAAGGCGCTAGCAATCGCAATCGTGCCAGCTGTAACGCTAGAAATTACGGTAGAAGCCGCAGTACCTACGTTCTTTACACCATACGAAGTATTTAAATAAGTTGCCATATTAGCCCATCATAAATGATAAAAAGTACGCTTGGTCAGTAGTAGCCGCTGTAATCGTAGTCCATATAGGAGGAGTACTTGAGCCTTGCGACTGTAAATATTGTCCTGAACTACCATACTGCCCGTTAAATGCCACTGAGCTAGCGGCGTTAATTGTCATCGCATCAGTAGCTAAATTGTTAATTACAAAGTGAATAGCATTAGAAGTATTAGTGCCAAGTGCTAAGTCTGTACTTTGTGAATATAAATAAACTACTCCGGGTGAATTTAATACGCTTCCTGATGCCGAAAATGACGAGCTGTTAATACCAAAATCGCCGTAGTTAGTAGTAGCTGTACCGCCGTTTGAGCTAACAATAATATCTGTAGAAGCACTTGTACCGTTGTTAACATTTTGGTAAATAACTTGAGCATAGTTATTGGTGTTTGCTGCGTAGGAAGCCCAAATACCTGTATCGCTATAAGTTAGATTTCCATATGAGTAAACGCCAGATGAAGCAGTTGCTAATGGAAATGCAGTAGAAGTTGCCGTTACCGTATTTAATGAGGCATTAGATCCTGTGTAGATAGCTTGTTCAGCAGGATAAGTAACAAAAACCGTTAAAGTATCTGATGTGCTAAAACTAACTTTGGAAGGTTGTGTGCCAGCGCTATTAGATAAAACTGTAGTTCTTTGTAGAGCATTTGGAGTTCCAGCAATAACTGTACCAATGCCTACTTCCCATGTAAATGCAGTAGGATCATAAATTGTGTAATACGTTGTATTGTTGTTACCAATACCAGAAACAAAAGACTGATAACCGTTTACCGCACCAGCCAGATTAACTGAGCCAGTGCCGGTAGCTACGGTTCCAGTTTCTTGGACACGGTCTGCAACAATAAAGGTCATTTAAACCTCTTAGCTTGTCGCAGTGGTCGTGTACGTAACCGTGACGGTATCTCCAGCGGTGGTAGTCTTAGATACAGAAAACGCACCAGCGCTCCATAACGTTCCGCTTGTCGTATTACTAAATGCTGCAGTAGCACCTGTACCTGTCAATAAAAAGCATCCCGCTACCGTACCACCAGCACCCGCAATCGTATAAGTTACGGCAGTAGCAGCGCTAGAAACAATATTTGTACCGGCAGCAGTTGCGTTATTGCCAGTTGCAGTTGTAAATACGGCGGTGCCACGTTGGGCTGTACCTGATACGGTGTAGGCAGTAAACTCAGTCCAGTCAGAGTGTGAAGACCAAGTATCTGTTGGGTTAAAACCGGTGTAAGTTCCGATTAATCCTAAGTATGGACCAACAATAGCGGTAGCGCTATAAAATGTATTGTTCATTGCAAGGATCTTGCCTTGTTGAACAACTTGGTTCTCAATACTGTCTTCCCACTTAACATTACCGTCTTTATCGTGACAAATGACATGGTAGTAACCGTCAGTCGCTACGTTTTCTAAATTGGCAGTATTAGCTTGTAGTGTAGCTACAGCGTAATCGCCAGATCCTGTAAATTCTTTATGCATAATTACTCCTAATCTGAACTACTATAGTTAATACTACTTGTGGTAGTACCAATGGTTAAAATTGCGGACGAATAACTCGCCGTTGGAAATTGCACGGTAAAGCTAGATGTACAAGTCTTGTCTGACCCAAAATTTAGTACAAAACACGCTGCGCCTGTAGTTGCATTGTATACTAACGCCCCCCTAGCGGTAAAGGATGCTGGATTCCAAACAGCGTTAGCAAATGACACGTAGGTGACGTTATATTGGGTGTTTTGGGTAGGTGGGGTAGAGATAGTCAAAACCTTACCGCCAGCCGTATAGCCTGTGCCTACAACCTCATTAACGGATGTATAAGCCGTAGTCTGCTGACCTAGATTAGCCAGCGCATTGTAGAGGGCAATCTTATAGGTTCCGGTGGTAAAGTTCTCGTTACCATTCAGCAAATTCTGCTGAAAAATTGTGCAGGATGTTTGGGTAATCATGAGACCACCTCAAATTTATTACGTTTAGAAAAGTTTTCAGAAGCTCTCATTACTTGAAGATTTGATGGAACATGCAATCCTGAAACAAATTTGCCTTGTAATGGAATTACGTGATCTACCGTCCATTTAATACCTTCAATTTTAGTCAATAAGGTAGCCAATTTATACTCGTTTCTTATGCGCTCATGGTCAATATCTGTAAGCCAAGATGGAGTTCGTTGCAATTTAGCAGCTCTTCTTTGAGCAGTGCGAGCCATTTTCCCAGCGTGTCCATTACCTTTTTCGTATTTTTTAATGGCTAATTTTCTTGCTTTTTTACCAGAATCTGATTGAGCATATACCTTTTCTTTTAGTTTACCTTTGTCAGAATTACGATATTTAGCAGTTCTAGCTAATTTATTTTTATAAGCTTCGGAATTTAAAACCATAGCTTCATATTGACATTTTTTACACGTATGCCTATAACCATTAGAGTGTTTTTTAAACTCTAATAAGTTTTTGATTTGTAAGCATTTTTTACAAGTTCTCATGAAACAACGTTACCCTTAAGGTTAATGTTGAGTTTTGTTTGGCCGTCACGATAACTATCACCACGATCAAGACCATCACAAAAGCGTCTAAACTCTAACAATGCTTCTTGATATTTAGCCTCATAATTAGCCACAATATCGGCCTCACCCTTCATAAATAGCTGGGCTTCCCGCATAGCACCATAGAACAGGACTGGATCATAGTTATCGCCAAGCCAGCTAGTGCCAGTTGCGTTAGAAACGGTGTAAACGTTTACAGTAAATCCCGAACCAGTACCTGAACCAATAGAAGAAGCATTAAAGCTAAGAGTATCTCCTGCCACATAAAAAACACCACCATCATCAAGAGTAATATTAGTCACAGAACCAGAAGAACCAACCGTAATAGTAGCTGTTGCATTTGAGCCATTTCCACCAGTTAAAAGCACTTCTGGGTATACACCCGGCGTATATAGCGAGCCAGAATTTGTAATTGAGCTAAATCCAGTAATAATACCCTGCACAATAGTAGGTGGATAGTAGTAATAATGCATCTCAATAGGGTAAGCTTGGTCAGGAGCGGGCGCAACCATAATCGTCATTTCATTAACGTTTGAATATTGAGACCCAAATAAAGCATAGTACTTAGGCGTTCCGGTTGGGGTTCCTTGGTACGCTGTTCCATTATTGGTGGCATACGGGTAGGCTTGACGCATGAAATTAACATCTTTGTTAATCAGGTAGTTATACATCCCCGTAGTTGGATCTATAGTTGCTACTGAATAATTTGCCAGCCAGTCCAAAGGTAACGCTACATACTGGTTACCTAATGTCATAGTACCAATTACGTTCTTACGCAGTGATGGTACGTTTACTGAATTGTATATACGAGTTTCAGCCTGTTGGACAAACTGAGGAATGTCCTTAACAAATAACGCCTCTGTATTCTCGGCGTAGTCTTGTATGAGTTGCTGAAGCTGTACGTAATTCATTATGCCATTGGGCCTCTAGCCATACGACCTTTAGTTGCGGCGCCAGAACCACGAACTTCAATACCGTCTTCTTTTGGTCCACGATCAATATTGCCAATACTTACACGCATAGGTACTGTTTTAGGAGTAACTTCATTTGCGCTAAATGTATTTGGATCTTTTGCATCGTGACCGGTTGATTTGCGCATAGCCGCTACACCAGTACCGTTCTTTTCATACATCTCAGCAGGGCCATTATTTTTAGCCTTGCCAGTACGCATAGGCGAA